CTTGCTTGATCGAGTCCGGCGTAGCGCCGATCCGGCCCTCGGCCCCGAAGTTGCGGAACGGCACCATCGCTTCCTGCAGCCGGGCATCGCGGTTGAGTTGCGTCGGCGTGCGCTGGCCGAGTTGCGGCATCACGGTCGGATCACCGATGTAGCGACCGCCGCCGTAGGCGGGCGACGACAGCATGTCCTGGTTGATCACGCCGTTGTAATCGGTCATCGCGTTCTGCACGTTGCGTGCGAAGCGATCCATTGCGGCCTGGTCCTGGCCGGTGAACTTGCGCTGCAGGTCCGCCACTCGCTGGCGCTCGGCGTCGTTGGCGGAATACCGCGCCCGCTGGTTGATCAGGTCTCCGAAGTTGGCCTGCAGCGCCTGCTCGATGCCGGGGAAGTCGGGGTTGTTCTGGCGGACGTAATCCTCGTTGTACTGCGTGAACGGGTTGTCGAGTCCCTGCTTCTTCAACATCTGCGTCATCGCAGACGGGGTCTCGGTGGTCTGGAAGAACTTGCCGTTGCGCTCGATCACGCCCGAGTTCGGCATCTGCGCCCGAGCCATCAGACCCTGCTCGGTGGTGTAGTTGTCGTAGACGCTCGACACCATCTTCGTGACCGCGTCCCAATCGGGATCGGTCTCGGTGCCGGGCGCCTGGTACTGACTCGGTGGCAGGCGCGGCAGCGCTGCCTTCAAGTCCTGGGCGGCGGTGTCGTCGGCGGGGGCGTTCTCGATCCCGCGCTTGATCGCCAGCATCGCCTGCGTCGGGGACATGCCGCCGAGCACGTACTGCGCGATCAGGTTCTCCAGCCCGGTGCCCTTGGCCTGCATCATCAGCGAGCCGGTGACCGGGAAGTCCAACTGCTTCTCGGTCACGTCGGGCGCGAACGCAGCGGGCGAGAGACCGCCCGTCATCAGCGAGTTGGCGGGATCGAACAACGTCGAGAGCCGATCCTGGTAGGCGTTCTGGAACAGGTTCTGCGTCTGCAAGTTGTACGGGTTGGGCACGCCCTTGTTGCTCGTCGGGTACTGCATCGACTGCAGCAACTGGAGTACGAAGGGATCGAGTTCGGGCTGCCCCATGTTGGGGTCGAACATCAGCGGCGTTTGGTCGTAGGCGTAGTCGTCGTTAGACATACCAACCTCCCGTATCGGCTGGCAGCGTGGTCCCCGGCGCCTTGCTGCCGATGATCGACAACAGCGTCTGCATCAGCCCTGAGTTCCAGGCGTTGCGGTTGGCGACGTTGGTATCGCCCACCGTGTTCTGACGCTGCCAGTTGGTCGCTGCTTCCTGGCTGGCGGTGTCGAAGCCAAGCTGCGACAGCATCTGCTCCCAGGCCGACTTGCCCTTGGCCTGGGCCATGTTGACACCAAGGTTCAACATGTTGCCCTCGATGCCAAGGTTCTGTTCCGTCGTACGCCGGTCGGCCTGATTGGCGCGGATGTTGCCCGCCTGGCGAGCGGCGTCGTTGGCGTTCATCAGCGCGTAGACGTTGCCGAACGCACGGTCGGCCTGGGCACCTTCGCCCACCGTCTGATTCATCTGACCGCCCGCGTCGTTGGCGCGTGCCATCGCCCCGAACTGCTCCAGGTAGTTCGGGTTCTGCTGCTGCGGCCCGACCCCGTAGGGGTTCTGATACCGCTGCAACTCTGCGAGCGCGTTGTCGTAGGACGTGTTCGCTCGCTCCTGGACGCCCTGCAGCCCGGTGGTGATGCCCTGGCGCGCCTGGTCGTACCCCGACGAGTCGAAGTTGCCGAAGTATTGGCGCGGGTCGGGCAAGTCGAGCGGGTTGTAGTTCAACGCCTGCGGCTTTCCCGCGCCGATTTGGCCGAGCAGCCAGTCGAGCGTGGCCTGATCGAGACCAGTGGGACCGGCACCACCACCACCGCCACCACCACCACCACGGCTGCCGCTGCCGGGCAGGCTCGGGAAACGGCCGGGCGGCGGCTGATTGGGCGTCATCCCGTTCTTGATCTGCATCTGGATCAGCGACTGCTCAGCAGGCGAGAGCGTGCGCGACTGATCGAGTTGAGACTGCCAGTCGTACTGCGTGTCGGGCCGAGCGTTGGCTGACGGGTTCATGTACCACGGCAGGCTGGTACCAGCGACCGTCGACGACACGCCGGTCGGCTTGCGGCCCGCGTTGTACGGCGTCGAGCCGATCGGCGTCGGGTTCGGCTTGTACGGGGTGCCGACTCGCACGCCGCTCTTGGTGGTGTTGCCGAAGATGGGAGTTGCCATCACAGCCCTCCTACGAGTTGTCGCAGATACTCGATCGCCTGCGCGTCGTTGGCGATCGACTGCGCCTTCTGCGCCTCCAGGTCAGCCAACGACTGCTGGTGGAACGCATCGAGGTTGCTCTGATTCAGATCGAAGTTCTGCAGTTGCTGGGTCAAGTCCTGAGCCTGGTAGCCGTAGTTGCGCATGTAGTCCCCGGCGTAGTTCTGCATCGCCTGGTGCTGCACGCCTGAGTTGATGCCGCCGCCAGCGAGACCGCGCTGACCGAACTGCGCCTTGTAGGGGGCGTAGCTGTTCTGGAACTGGCGCGTCGTATCTCCCAGGCTGCGCTCACCGCGCTGCTGCGACAGGAAGCGACCATAAGCGTTGGTCGCTGACTGATTGCCGTAGTCGTACTCGATGCCGGTCTTCTGGCGCTCGTAGGCGCCTGCGTCGTAGGGAGAGAACGTCGCCATCCTGATCAGCCGATTCTGATGATGAAGTTGATTGCCACAAACGGTGGCAGGTTCTGATTGGCGGCAGCAACACCTGCCGGGTCGGTCGTAATCGCGTGCGTGTGGTTGGCGGTGACGCCAGCCGTGTTGAAGTTGTTCCAGTCGACCGTGATGCCGTGCGTGTGAGCGGCGCTGCGACCGCCAGTCGTCATGCTGTGCTGGTGTCCGCCATCGGTCGACGTGCGCACACCGGGAGTCGTCAGGTTCGACGGCGCGCCCGAGTGGCCGGTACCGCTGGTGTCCATGCCGAGCGTGCCGCCACCGCCGTAGTACCAAAGCTGCTCGCCGTTGCTCATCGACCAGTGGTTGTGCGTGCCCTGATTGTCGGTCGTGCCGCTGTGGGTGTGGTCGGCAGACTCAGTCCCCGACGAGGCGGTGTGGTAGTGGTTGGCGTTGTGAGCGTGGTCGTTGGACTGGATGCCGGTATTGCCGGTGTGCTGGTGGCTCGCCACGACCGTGTCGGTGCGACCACCGACCCCACCCAGGGTCGGCGTGTGGGCGGCGCCGTACCCAATCGGCATCCGGCCACGCATGTCGGGCAGGTTGAAGTTGGCCCCGGCACCGCCGTGGCGGTAACCGATCACGGCGAACAGAGCGGCGTAGGCGGGGTCGGTCGTCGACACGCTGCGCCCGTCACAGAGCGCCCAGCCCGCAGGTGCAGCCGTCCCGGCGTACTCCCACATCACGCCGATCGGCACGACGTTGCTGTCGACGTACGCCTTGGTCGCAGCCTGCTGCGGTGCGGTCGGCGGACCCGGCAGCGTGAGCGGACCGGTCATCGCCACCGAGCCATCGCGGTTGATCAACTCGGCGCCGATGTGGGCCTCGATGGCGTTGAAGTTGTAGTCCACGTCGACCGCGTTGGCGGGCGTGTTGTTGAGGATGTCCCTCAGCGGTGGCATCGCCGTCATGTCGTGAACCTCCGAGCGTTGAACTTCAAGACGATGGCGTCGACCGCCCAGGCCAGTGCCTTGGTGTAATCCTCGGGCAAGAACTCCAACATCACGGCCCGCGCCCAGCCCAGCGAGCCGCCACGCGAGGCGGCAGCGGGCGCGGTGGGACGCACCAGGATGTCCCCGATCGCGCCGCCGCCGCCCCACAGGTGCCCGTCGCTCCAGTTGAACCCGCCACCTTGCGGATCGGCGGCACCAAGCAACCGCCAGAACGTGCCACCGCCCGCCGTGATGGCGAAGATGTGGCTGCGCTGAGCGGTATCCGAGTCGTAGTTCCAGTAGGTGTTCAGGCGCACCGTGACGTTGCCGGGCGGCTTGCGAGCGATGATGCGCGGGCGCATCCACGACTTCTGCAGGTCCGGCCAACCAGCGTGCTTCCAGGACGTGCGGTAGTAGTTGCGGAAACCGACCGTGGCCGAGCCGGGCTTGAACACATCGCCCGCGATCGCAGGCGCCGCCATCCCGCGCATGATCCCGGCGTAGCCGGTGCAGCCACAGGTCACGAGCATCGGCAACTCGGTCGCCACGTCGGAGCGCTCGACGATGCAGGCGATCGTGCCCAGCGCAGGCTTGTAGCGAACCCAGGCGCCATTGCCGACTTCGGGGTCGAACAGCATCACCGAGCCGTGACTGTTGAACTCCGGGTCGGGGTCATAGGGAATCGAGCACAGCAGCCGCTTGTTCTGCCAGCCGAGCCACACGTCGGTGTCGGTCGCGATCGCATCCATCGCCCGCTTGATCGGCTCGCTGATCAGCGTCGGGTCCTGGCCTTGGTAGCCGTAGATGCCGTTGCGCGACGATGCCGAGTAGAAGTACACGGCATTGTCGGACTTGGTCACGGCCTGGATGCCGGGCGTGCCGATCGAGAGCGAGACCTTGATCAACTGCCACGAGTCACGGTCGTAGCCGTACAGTGCCCACACGCTGTCGACCTTGAAGATCAGCAGGTGATCCCGGAACGACTTCAAGGCCGTGATCCGCGAGCCGCCCTGGAGGATGTCGATGTAGTCGTCCTTGGCCCAGTTCTCGGGCATGTCGGGGTGCGACCATCTCACCCGATTCGGGTAGGTGTTGCCGCCCTCGATGACGCTGGCCGCGAACATGTAGCCGCCGTGCGCCTCGACCAAGTCGCAGGCCGGGAAGATGCCAGCGCCCGGCGTGTCGTCGGTGTAGTTCTCGTCGTTGTTGGTGCCGATCACCAGCTTGCTGAGCAGCGTCGGCAGGTTGCCGCTCGCCGGGGGGCCGATCACCCGCGCCGCCTGATTGGCCTTGCCGGTGGCGATGTAGACGGTGTCGCCCCACTGCGCAATATCCGCGACGTGCGGCACGGCATTGGCGGTCAGCCCTGTGTCGACGAAGTTCTGTCCCTGTTGACAGGTCCAGACCTTGGTGCCGTTGGTGACGAACACGGCGAACGAACCCGTCGAGTACAGGCACATCTCGGCGTTGCGCGGGCGCCAGCCCGCATGAGTGACCGGGGTGATCACGTCGGCGGCGTTCCAGCCCGTCCAACCCGCACGCGTGACGATCCCGCCACGCGTGTCCATGTTGATGTTGAGCATCCCCGGCGACTCGTTGTCCTGCAGCATGAAGTCGGTCTCGCGCAGGTTGAGACCACCCGTGAAGTCGAGCAGGTCGAGCGCCTGCAGCCGAGTCGTTCCCGCCTGGGAACGAACGACCGTCACGGCGTCAGCACCCAACTCGTGACCGAACGCGGCACGCTCTCGATCGACCCGGTGTAGATCAACGGGCGCTGATGACGCGGCTCCATGATCACCGCTCGCGCCGCTTCGGCGTCACGCATCCAGCGATCCATGTAGGTGGTCTCCAGGGTCTCGTCTTCCTGCTGGGCATAGGCGAGCGCGACCGCGTAGTGGATCAGCGCGATGTGCAGGCGGGCATCGCAGTCTGGCTCGTTGGCAGGCGTCAGCCAGGTCTGCGGGAAGCGGTAGCCACGCAACCGGTACGGACGCGCGACCGCCGAGGTCTGCACCCGCGGGTACAGGTAGATCGTGTCGCCCCACAGCGCGAACTGGATCGGGTAGTTCGTCCCGACCTGCGGCCCGTAGTAGTGGTCGTCCGCGAACTCGGGCGCGACCTGCACCAACCGGAAGTTGTTGGTCAGGTCGTAGAGCGCCATCACCCCGGCCTGGTTGACGTTGGCGGGCACGGTGATCGTGGTCGCGTCAGCGTCGAGCGTCACATCCCAGTGAGTCTCGAAGAACGGCCACTGCGTTTCGCCGTTGATCGTGCGGTTGTATGCCTGCTGCAGAAAGCTGTCGATCGTCGGATCGGGTAGGTCGCCGGTCGTGGTCTGCGTCTGGACGTGGACGGCGGTGCGCAGATCGGTGAGGTTCATCCGAACAGGTCATCCTCCGTGACGACTGACACTTGTTCATCAGTTGGTGAAGTCGCGTCAGTATTCAGTGTTATCGGCTCTGGATTTGGAGTCGCCTTGGGCGGGCGTCCGCGCTTTGGCTTCGGCGGCTCGGGCGCGTCCATGTCGACTGGCACGGCAGTGGCGACCCCGGTGTAGCGATTGGCAGGCGACACCTTGCGACCGTTGTGTCCGGCCAGGGTCTTGTCGGTCGCGCGCTTGCCGTAGAACTCTCCGACCTGCATCTGCCCCTCGGGGCGCGTGGCGTTGATCGGCCGAGCGTACGGATTGTTGGGAAGAACGTTCTCTGGCATGGCGCCATCCTTTCAGGCGGGGGAACCGAGCGAGTTGGGTCGCCCGGTTCCCCCACGAAAGTCACGGCGCCTTGCTGATGCCCGTCAGCTTGAACAGGCGACGCCGGTTGTTCACGACCGCGTTGCCGAACGTCGTGATGAACGACACGCTGGCGTCGAGCGCGGTCGCGGAGGTCGTACCGAGACCGCCCGCACCGGACGCGGGCACCCCGCCACCGGCCACGCCAGCGACGGTGCCGGGATCGCCGCCACCGAGGTCGTCGGTAAAGCCCGAGTGAGCGAAGTTGCGATCGCGGTGGATCACGAGGCCGACGTAGTCGGAGTTGATGCCGAGCATCGTTCCGGCCGGGCAGTCGGCGTCCCACATGATGGGGACGTTCTCGAACAGCAGGTTGCGGAACCCGAGGTTGGCCTTGTTCGTGTCCGTGTAGCGGACCTGCGGCGTCAGCGTCGACTCGTAGAACGAGTACGTCGCCGGATCGGTGAAGATCGCATCGACCTCGTCACCACCATTGTCGCTGGTGGTCATCACGGCGGTCCGCATCGCCGTTTCGAGACCGGCCGCATCGACGGCGCCGACCGCTGCCACGTACGACTTCCACCACGCCTCGGTGGCGGGGTCGATCCCGCCGATGGGGGCGACGTTGTCGATCAGCGTCAGCAGGCTGTTCCAGTCGTTGGCCGGAACCGACGAGGCGTAGGTGCCGTAGAGCATTCCCGACAGCTTCTTGCGCAGCGTCTGCTCGGCCTGCTTGATCTTGGCCTCGGTGACGTTGATGATCTGGCTCTTGCCGTTGTTCTGCGCCTTCTCCAAGGCCGAAATGGCGATGGTGGCGAAGAACTGCTTCCAGAAGAACTGGGCCGCAGTCACGGCGTTGCTGGGCTTGACGTTGATCAAGTCCCATTCGCCGTAGGTGTCGGCCTGTCCATCGTTGAACAGAAGCTGCTCGACGATCGAGTAGCCACCGTCCTCGATGCGGACACGTCCGTTCGAGAGCAGGTGTTCGAGCAGCGGCCGCTTGCGGAACACGTTGTCCACCAGCTTGCCGTGCATGTTGTGCATCGTGGTCGAGAGAACCTCGTTCCAGACGCTGGGAGTATGGGTGGCGACTGCCATGACGGCCCTTTCGGGTAGGACCGATCAGCGCCGACGTGCCTCGACTTGATCGAAGGCCGCTGCGATCGCTTCTCGGTAGTTCGAGTATTCGACGGTCGCAGGCGTACTGGCGCCGCCGACCACTCCCGTCCCGTTCCCTACCAAGGCCGCGGCGTTGGCTGCCGCCGCTTGCCGTTGTGCATCTTCGGCGGCTCGCTGTTGCGCCGCTGTCTGCTGCGCCCCTTGCTGCCCCTGGAATGCCATCGCTTGGTAGACCAACGGGAGGTACTCGATCCCGAGTTGCATCTGCATCGCGGTTCCGACTACTGCTCGGACTTGGTCGTCGTTCAACCCATACGACTGCTTCAACCCGTTGACCGCTCGTGCCAGTTGCTCGTCGGCTTCGCGCTGAGCGAATCGTGCTTCGAGCGCCTCGCGTGCTTGGCGCTCCAGGTACAACTCGCGTTCGAGGGGATCATCGAACTCAGGCTCGGCCTGCTGCCCGTTGACTGCTGCCTGCTGTTGAGCCGGTGTCAGTCCCAGGAACTGCTCGACGGACATGCCCGCGTGGTTGGCGAGAATCTGAACCGTCAAGCCAGGATTGGCCTGCATCGCCTGGTGGAGTCGGATGGCATCTTCTGCCTCGCGCCGTTGCTCTGCCAGTTGCTGCGAATGCTGCGTGAACGCAGCCTGTCGTTGGTACCCCTGCAGCGCTTCGTCGAGCGGGACCGAGAGTTCCTCGCCATCGACCTTGACCTTGACGTGCTTGGCACGCAGGTCGTCCGTGATGTCGAGATAGTCCGGTTCCGCTGGCGGTGGCGGTGCTTCGGATTGTGATGGCGTCGGCTCGACTTGTCCGCCCGATGCGGGGTCGCCCTCTGCCGTCTGCCCCGCAAGCGGAGCGTTGGCATCTGACACTGGTAGCCCTCCTTGGTGTCGCTCGACATGATGCCAGATCGTCGGTACAGTCCGCCACCATGAGTGATACCGCAGATACCGCCTGGCCCGAAGACCCCGCTTCCGCCGCCAACAGTGAGAGCGATCCCGACAGCATCGTCGTCAGCGAGAACAGCGCCCAACAGCGCGAGGAAGACGAAGCCGCGCCGCCTGCCTGAGCAGCTACCCCATTCCAGGTGGAATGGGACCGGCCATCTCCGGTGGCATCCCGTTGGGTGAAACCGGGGGCGCGCCAGGCGGCATCCCACCCTGCTGGCCGTAGACCATCGACGCCAGCATCTCGGGCGTGAGTTCCTGCGGCATCCCCTGAGGCGGACCCTGCGACGGTGCCCCCTGCTCCGCTCCGGGTGGAGGGGCAGCGCCCTCCGGTCCACCAGGCGGTGGAGCAGGGGGCGGCTGCTGCTGAATGAATCGACCGGCATCCTTGATGCCGAATCCCTTCTGCAGCAACTCCTGTGCCATCGCTGGCATGTTGATCACGCCCGCCTGCATGAACGGCGTCATCGCATCGACCATCTGCAGCGCCGACTGGCGCCGGAAGGTCTCGTTGCGAGGCTCGGTCGAGCCGCCCTGAACCTCGAAGTCGAACTGACCGCGCACACGGTCGGCGTCGAAGTTGACCCATGCCTTGACCGGCATCGTCACCACGCGGGCGACCTGATCGCCAGTCGTGAACTGCTGCATGAGTCCGACGATGCGCTCGGCAATCTCGCTCAGCACGCCCTCGATCTTGGCGAGTCGATCCTGTGCCCGGCTGTTGGCCGAGTCCTGGATCATCGCCGCCTCGGTAGCGGTGCGCTTGATCTGCTGCTGGGGCGAGCCGCGCTGGTAGTCGCTGACGCCCGACACGCGGTCCATGTCGTTGCTGATCATCGCGGACTGGTCGAACAACTCGGGCGGCGTCATCACGGCGGGCACCGGAGCCATCGCCGTCGAGGGGTCGTTGTCACCCTGGACGGGAATCATCACGTTGTCACGATCGGACTCCAGCGCCTTGGTGCCGTCGTTGTCGAAGCGGTCCCGTGCGTACAGCCATGCACGTCGGAACTTCTTGCGGTAGTTAAACATCTGCGTGCGGGTCTCGTTCAGTTCCAACTGCAACGACTCGATCTGCGCCACATCACCGATCGGGTAGAAGTGATCAGGAATCTCGTAGTTGCGCAGCATCACGAATGGATGACCGAACGCGTACGGCATGGTGGCGGGCTTGATCAGGAATCCCGGCTGCGCATCGTTGTCGTTGTTCTCGCTCGACTGCGCCACGAAGGTGCAAACCTTGTACCGCTTCAAGTCGTAGAACTCAATGACTTCGCAGAAGCTGATCGCCCCAGGGTCTGGCTTCTCGTCGCCCTCGCGTGCATCCTCTGCTGCCTCTGCATCCCACCGCGACCACGATGAACCACTCACACGCCGACGAGCGGTGGGCGAGTAGCGCGAGTCGACCTGCACGTCCTGCACCGGGCGCCACGTGCGCTGCGCGATCCAACGCATTTCCTTGGGATGGCGCGCGTCGGGATCGACGAACATGTCGAAGATCGAGATGCGCTCGATGAACGGGCGATCCTCGTTCCACTGCAGCATCTCGCTTTCGACGTTGCCCTCTTTGTCGGCATCGCGATCGTCGATGCCCTCGTCCCCGCCTTCGGTGGCGATGTTGTTGCCCTCGGTCGAATCGGCAGGCTTGGCTTCGGGCGGCTTGGTGTACTTGTAGCCGCACTTCACCCAGCCGTGCCCGGCGACGATCCAGTCGACGACCGCAAGCCGGAAGTCGCGCTGGTAGTCGTACGCCCGCCAGAGCCAGTTCAGCACTTCCTCGGTGATGATCGCGGTGGCTGCCGACTCCGGGTTGCGAGCATTGACGACGAACCGCGGGTAGTTGATCGCGACCGCAGGGAGCATCACGTTGACGGTCGAGAACACGAGGTTGACGACCAACTGATCAGTCGACGGGTCGCCCTTGATGTAGCGCCCTTGGTACAACTGGACGTAGCGCTTCCACTCGTCGTCGTAGTTCGTCGTTGACGAGGCCCGCCAGTTCTTCGAGCGCTTCAACTCGTTCTGATAGAAGCGCAGCAGTTCGCCCTGGGTCATCTCAATCCTCCGGTGGCGTCGGTTCGTAGTAGCGCTCCACGTCGGGGCGCGTGCGTGCCAACTCCTTCTCAGAGTCGACGTGGAGATGCTCTCGGAGCCACTCGTTCTTGGTCATCGCCTTGAAGCCTGCTCGCCCTTGCAGCGCGCCTCCGGTGAACGTGAACCCAACGGTCGATACGCGACAACGGAAGCACTCGGCGCGGCCTGGCTCGGCCTGCTTGCCGCAGGCGCATTGCACTAGATCGCGCCAAGCTTGGCGTCGAGCCAGTTGACGAGCGTGCTGCGATTCTTGCCCGCCCGTTCCAGATCGAGCACGGCCTGGATCATGTCGATCAGTTCCTGGCCGGTCGCCGTCCAAGCGTCAACTTCGCCCTGAACCTCAGCGATCGTCATGTCGGCGGGATCGAACGGCGCCGGACCTTCGGGGTCGGTACGGGCCGTGCCAGGCTGCGACGTGCGCTCGGTCAACGTAACCGGCGTGGCGTCAGGCGGCGTCACGAAGTTGCCGCTGTTGGCGGTGTAGGTCACCGTGTAGTCCCACCACGAAGCGCCACTGGTGACGACAGTGATCTTGTACTCGACCCACATGGTGGTGTCGTCGCGGTAGTAGATGCGCAGCGGATCGTTGACCGCCCATGCCGCAGTCGGGTCGGTACCGCTGGCGGGCGTCTTGCTCACGAACACATGCGTGACGAGCGAACCCTGGACGTTGTTCAGTCGAACCTCGCCCGACAGGATGCCCGCTGCCGCCAGCCCCGTATCGAACACCCACTGCGCGAACGGGATCGCCGTACCTGCCCCAGCACCGGGCCAAATCTGGCTGCCCCAGTTGATCCCGTTGGGCGGGTTCTCGCGCACCGACCAGCGCCGATTCTGGCGCTGATGCTTGCCCTTCGCTGCCGGGCGCTGGGTCTCGATTCGGGTCTTGCTCATCAGTCCCTCCTGACTGCGAAGGCACCGATACGCGGCCGGTCGACCGTGATGCCCTTGTTGCGGTCCAAGTTCAGCACGTCGGTGATGGACTCGCCATAGACGCGCTTGTGCCACCAGCCCCAGCTATTCGGCGGTGGTTCCTTGACGGGCTGGAACTCGGAGAACCACACGAACTTCAACATCTGATTGGCGATCGCGAGGCTGATCGTCCGGTCGTCGTAGGGCGACCCCTGCATCTTGCCCTTGTCGGTGCGCACGAAGGTTCGCAGTTCCGCCAGGGTCTCCTTGCACCACAGCGTCAACTTGCCCTCGGCCCGCAACTCCTTGCCCAACTCGTCGATCATCAGCGGCTTGGTGACCTGATCGGTGCGGAACCCGAGCACGTCGGTCGGCACCGAGTTCTTGTACTTCGGGCTGCGCTGGTAGTAGATCGGAAAGTAGTTCGCCCGACGAAGGGCGGTCAGGGTGGTGAGACCATGCATGTTGGACTCGACGCCAATCAGCGCCTGTCCGTAGAACTTGCCCAGCCGAGCGAGAATCTCAGTGCCCAGCAAGTCGGGGTCGATGAGGCCGCACCAAGCCGCTACGACGTGGCCGTTGCGCGCATTGATGACGTGAACCGATGCGCGGTCGCTGTGTTCCAAGCCCTGGCTCGGGTCAGCCCCGATGACGTACTTGCCATCTTCGGAGGGCCACTCCCACACATGGAGGGCACCGCCGTCCTCGACGAAATGCAGGCTCTGATCGAGGTAGCCCATCGCTACCGGGTCGCGTGGTTCGAGTTCACGCAGGCGGCGCAAATCGAACACTGGCCGACCTGACTTCAAGAACGCATCCTCGGCGTTGTCCGGGTACTCCTGCGCCATCTGCCAGTCGGGCAGTTCCTCCGACTTGGCGTCGTACCATGCTTGATCACGACCATTCGCAGACCACGGGAAGAACAGGCACTCGAAGCGGTTATGCCCGGCCTGACCACCGACCCACAGAGAGTGGAACAGGTTGCCCTCGCCGTTCGCCGTGGACATCATGATGATCCGACCACCAACGTCAGCGACAGGTTCGATCGCGCCCCAGGCTTCCTCGCTATTGGGGAGGAATGCCAACTCGTCTACCACGACCAAATAGGCGGACTCACCACGGGCGGGGTCGCTGGCTGACGGCAGCGACTCGATGTAGCTGTTGTTGGTGAACTCCAGCTTGGTCAGCGTCTGATTGCAGGGACCGCCCTTGTACTTCATCCACTCGGGCAGGAACTGGTAGCCGTACTTGGCCTTGCCCAGCAGCTTGATTGCTTCCCGCTCGGTGCGACTCAGCATCAGCACGGCGCGGTCGGGATAGAAGAACGTCAGCCAGAACGTGTAGGTCGCGATCAGCGTCGAGAACCCGATCTGGCGCGCCTTCAAGATCAGCACGTGACGGTGATGCACCCACGTCAGCACGGTCTCGACCTGAGCCTCAAACGGATCGAACAGGATGCGCCCGCGCTCGGGGTGACGGATGCTCCAGAAGTGCTCGCAGAAGTACAGGAACCCCTGCAGCAACTTGTCGGGGTCGTCGGTCTGCGGCGCGCACATGCGCCACTGCTTCTCCTGCCAGATCAACTCGAAGCTGACGGCATCCAGGTCGATTTCTTCGGTCGTCAAATCGGAGCGACTCCCTCATGTGTGTCGTCGGTGATGTGCTCGCCGTTCAGATTCGGATTGACCTCTGACTCCTGCTGCTGTTGCTGCTGCATCGCTTCGAGTTGCACGCGCAGCCACTCGTTCTCGATCGTGAGTTGGGCGATCTTGGTACCGAGGCGGTCGACCAACACGTCGATCGGCGTTGGCTGCTGTTGATCGCTCATGGCACCACCACTGGCGGCTCGGGGTCGGGAGGCCAGTTGGCAACGACAGCCGATGTGATCGCTCCGTCATTGACCACGTCCTGATCGTGACCGGGGGAGCCGCGACCGTTCGCCATCCCTGTCTCGTAGGCGAGTTCGACAGCGTCCGCGACAGCCCAATACAGACTGGTCAACGGCGGGGCGTAGCCGCTGCGCACTTGCTTGGCGAACACGGTGTCTTTCAGATCAGCATTGCCGATCGCCTCCGAGTACACGGACGCCTGCACGCGCCGCTGCAGGTCGGGATCATTGGCGGCGGTCGCCACGGTTGAGAGCATCAGGCAGCCTTTCGTTCGAGTTGTTCGATGCGTGCAAGCAACGCCTGCACGGCACCAGTGAGATGCACGGTCAGTTGGTCATAGGCGATGGCGTTGGGCCAGTTCGGGGTCTCCGCGTCGGGGTCGGTGACGTTGACGACGCTCGGTGTCACCAACACCATTTCCTCGCTGATGAAACCCTCGGCGTGGCGGCGAGCGGGAGCGTACCCCTGCTCGTCATCGCGATAGTCAAACTCGACGGGACGCCACTGACGCACGGTATCGAGGCAAGCATCCGGGCTGAGCGGAACGATGTTGTCCTTGAACTCGCGCGACGAGAACACGTTGTACGTGCAACCGGAGTTGACGAACACGTTGCCGTTGGACGACAGGTAGAAACTCTTGTTGTTGCCAACGTTGTGCAGCCAGACCGAGGACCAGCCGAACACTCGCGGTCCGTTGCTGGCCTCACCCGAGCCGGTCGGAACGCTGCTGTTGTAGCCGATCCCGTGATTGCCGTCAGTCGATCCGTTGAAACGAATCATCTGGCTGTTGAGGATCGACATGCCGCTGCCGCCATACAACTCCATCCAGTTGGAGTTGTTGCTGTTCCAGCCAACCGCGCGATCTTCCAAATACAGGCCGGTGTTGGTCCGAGCGCGGAGCCAGTTGGTGGCATAGATCGCACCAGCGGTGATGTTGCCGCTCGCAGCAATGTCGTTGTAGAAAGTGGCGTTGCCCCAGTTCTCGAACGTGGTGCCGTTGTGACGGAACTTCCACGCACTGCCCGCCGAGTTGAGCACCTGGAAGTTGTCAGCAGACACGGTCAAGGTCACGCCAGCCACCAGTCGGAACTCGCCGTCGTACCCAATCCTGTTGGCGTTGCCGTTGCCGAAATACAAAGACCCGTAGGCGGCATTGGCGAGTCCACGCAACGACAGCCCGTTTGTCAGGTTGGCGTCGATGAAGTAGGCGTCATCACCGACCTGCAGCGTCGCTGCGCCCGATTGACCGACCTGCAACTTGTAGTTGGACACGCCGGTCCCGAGCAGCATCGTGTTGCCAGCAGCGTTGATGTTGAAGGCGGTCCCGAACGCCCCGGCGTAGAGGTAGAAGTCCTTGGTGCCGTTGTTGGACTGGTCCTGACCGAACTCCCAGCCACCGATATCGAGCATCGTTCGCTTGCCTGTACCGGTCGGCTCTCCCAGCAAGAGGGCCGACGCCCCCGCAGCACCACCGAACAGCGACACGTTGCCGCCGTAGTAGTTGAGCCGCAAGATCGCCGCCGCGCCATTGTTGCGAGAGATGAGTCCGCCCCAATAGGCAACGAGGTTCTGCCCGGTCTGCTCCCCAATCTGCAAGGCCGGGTTCTGTAGGTCGAGACCGACCGTGTCGCCAGGTGTCAGCTTCAACTTCGCCGTCGTCGTGCCCCAGCGCGCATCACCGTCAGTCGCTGAGTTCTTCAACAGGAAATCAGAAGCGACACCACCGGCCGGTACGCCAAGCGTGTTGCCGTAACCAGGAATCGTGACCCACGAGCCACCAACGCGAACTTTGAGCGCACCCATTACGACGGTCCGATGTACGGGCCAACATCTTCGATCGTGAGATGTGTCGGATAGATGGTGAGCGCCGCGGTGGCGGAGTTGGCGATACCGAGCCGGTAGCTGCGCGCGACACCATCGCCCTGCTTCAAGGCGAACCCCGACATGTGCGACCAGTTCAAGGAGAACTGATGCCAATGGTCGATCCAGCCAAGATTGGTGGTGCCGTCATAGAGCACGATGTTCCCAACAGTCGGTGTGGCGTTGTTGTCTGTGCGGCCCACAGCCCGAAGGCTGAACGAAATTCTGTAGAGCCGCCCCACGGTCAACGTCAACGGGACGCTGTTGGTCAGGTAAGTCGTCGTGCTCACCGGACATGACACGGGAGCGTTAGCGAACGTGTAGCCGACGACACCGAGCGGGAACGGCGGCGTGATCCACGCAGCGGCGTAATCGACCGAAGACGACTTGCGCAGGTACATGCCAGCCGCGCCGCCCGCAGGCAGCGAGCCGACCGGTGGGAAGACCTCATCGGTGTCGTACCACAGGTCGACGAAGTTGTTGGCCGGGTACGGGTCATCCGGCTGCACCATCATCTCGTCGGGACCGACCGGACCCTGCGGGCCGGTCGCGCCCTGCGGGCCGGTTGCACCAGTGGGACCGGTCGGGCCGGTATTACCGATCGGACCCTGCGGGCCGGTCGCACCGGTCGCACCGGTCGCGCCGGTATCACCCTTGACGCCCTGCGGACCCTGGACGCCCTGGGCGCCGGTATCGCCCTTGACACCTTGGGGACCTTGGGCGCCGGTCGCACCAGTGGGACCAGTCGGGCCGGTCGCACCAGTGGGACCCTGAGCGCCGGTCGCGCCGGTCGGACCTTGTGGCCCTTGCGGGCCGCGCATGGCACCGATGTTCACCCACGTCGTGCCGTTCCACATCCAGCCGGTGCCGCCCGAGTCGATGACGTAGTCACCGTCCTTGTGGGGTGGCGCCACCTGAGCATCGGTCGGCGGTCCCGTCGTCGGGATCGTGCCGATGAAGTTCATCCCCGAGGCGCCGACACCGCCCTCAG